CCAATGTTAAATTCATGTTATCGTTGTGGCAGTTCTTTAACGAAGTGATATTTCCTGAAATATGTGAATTACTAAAAGATTTTCATTATAGTTATAATGTGTGGTATAATCATCTTACAGCCGCGCAACAACTTGAAATGGACGGTATTGATCTTGACCGATTGGAAATACGACATGCCAATTCACATTGTAAATGTGAGAAACAAGGAATAGTATTGGGTGTGTTGCCAAAAAACCGTACCATTTGCGCTATGTGTAGTCAACATAAATATGTTATGGGCCCGGTAATATATTCGCTTGAACAATATTTCAAAAAATTTAAAGGTTATTGTGGCGGCAAAACTTGGAATGATCTCGGCAAAGATTATGATATTTGGTTTGATGCTGGCTTCACGAAATTTGTGCAGTCCGACATTTCTGGTATGGATCGCTCTGTCAAACGTGATTTATTAGCAATGATAGAACAAATATATGATTACTTGATACCATTCATACATCACGTTGACCACGATATTTGGTTAAAACATGCTTTCGTTAATAAGACCGTCGTATATGCCAACTATTTTGTCGATGGTCATATGGAAACCTTAGGGCAGTGTACCATTCAAGATACAGTGTTTTCTGGTGAAAATAGCACCACTTGGAAAAACACACTAATTAATACCATAATACAACGTTATGTTAGTGAGGTAGAATTACATTTGAACAAAGATGATTATGGTTTGGCCACAAAAGGTGATGATTCAGCATTAGCATTACCAGCAAGCATTAGTAACGCTGAAATTAGAACTGCATTTAATAAGTGTTATTACTCAGCGGATCAGGTCAAGCATGAATATGCCCCATACTATATGCGTCACGGAACAGGTTTAACTTTAAAATATTTGAGCATATCAGATACAATAACTGATGCTGATTTTTGTTCCACTAACACCTTTTATTGCCATGTGTGCAAACATCATCGTATAACACGTAAAATTGACCGATTTATAACCTTTACACCTTGGTCTGATACTGCACACAATTTAACACCCATGCAACGTTTAGCATATTTACATAATTTGTATTTGGCTAATTTAAAATGGTGTTATAATTTGCCCATATTTACGCAATTAAATGACACACTTAAAACCGGGGTCGTTCTCAATTACACTTTAAATGGTAAGCCCCGTAAAACATTAGCGTTAAACAACAAAGATTCCGCTTGGTTTCATTTAATGTTTGATACGATTCAAATAGCACTAACACAAAAATTTCAACGACAGTTTGGTAAAAATAATGCATATTCAATGATACAGCAACAAACTGATTTGTTACCATGTTGTGCAAATTCGTATCGCTATTGGTTATCTGATAAACTTGATTTAGATGATGAATCAATAGATTTGGTTATTCGACAATTGGCTGGTGTCAATACTGACACTTACACTTGCCCTTTATTGACAATTGGTCTTTATAACCTAGAGCAACACTATAACCGTACACATTGTGATGAAG